CCATCTACAGGGACGTCTACGGGAAGGAGAGTGATGGGAGTGCGTCACGGTAAGAGGCCACTGTGTGAGGACATTGAGGCGATGGGGATGCTGTTCCTGGGCGGGGTGCTGGCCGGCCTGCTGGCTGGTCTGGCCGTCTTCGCCGCCGGGGTTGCGACGACGTGGATTCCGGTGGCATACTAGGGATTGCCGCCTAGTGTCCTCCTTACAGGCGGATGCCCCGGCCGGGGTGGGGACTCCCCCGGCCGGGGCATCTTTATGCGTGCTCAGACGGTGTCACTGTGGTCGTAGAGCCACTGCCACTTGGATTGGGTGACGGGACCCCACACTCCGTCGTCGTCGACTCCCAGGGCGCGCTGGATGGCCTCAACGGTTCGGTCGTGGGCCTCCATGCTGGCGTCGCCCCAGATACCGTCCTGCTCGGTCCCTACGACTCCCTGCGTGTACTCCACGCCGAAGGGGAAGGTGTTGCCGCCCCAGTCTGAGGCGCTGACGACGGCCAGGAGGCGCTTGCTCGTGTCCTTCCCGATAACGTGGTCGGGGTAGGCCCCTACGGCCCGCTGTACGTTCTCTAGCATGGCCTCGGTGGCGTCAGTGCTGGAGACACCTGAGTCGCTGAAGGGGATGCGGATGCAGTGGTAGAGGTGTGCCCAGGGGCGGTGCTGGCGCATGACTAGGCCGCCGTCGTCCCATGAGTATTCGCTGGTGTTGAACTCGATGGTGTTGACGCCCGTGTTATCGGTGGACTCGACGATGGCGATGTGGTCGTCGACGTCGTCGTCGTTCCAGTCGAAGGTGACTAGGTCGCCCATGCGTGCGGCGCCGGCGGGGACGAGCCATCCCCTACCCCGTGCGTCGTTGACGCGTCCGGGGACGTAGGCGCTGTCGAAGTCGGTGATGCCGATCTTGCGTAGGCAGTAGGTGATGCCCATGTCGCAGAACGGGACGCCGGACTCTCCGAACTGGGCGCCGTGTCGGGTGGCGTAGTCGCGCCCGTACTTGGTGCCTGTGGCTTCGTCGTTCCATCGGCTGTAGCCGATCTCGGCTCGGGCGGTGTTGATGAGGTCGATTGCTGCGGGCATGTCAGTTCTCCTTCTCGTGCTTGCCGGGCTTGTCGACGTTGGCGGATGCGACGGCGAAGAGGGCGGCGGCGACGGCGTTGAGTGCTGCCGCCTTGTTGCCGTCGAGCACTCCCCAGATGGTGAGTGCGGCCATGACGGCGACCATGATGTTGTAGGCCCACATTCGGGTGGTGGGTGCGGTGACGAAGTCAAGCATTCTTGTTCTCTATTCTCTCGATGATTTCGTTCAGTAGGCGGGTGTGTTCGTCATAAGCGCTAGAGCCGTGATTAGGGCGAGAATTAAAAGCGGCGCAATTAACTTTCCTCTCAATGTTGTCAAGCCTTTCCATAACACCCAGTCGTCCGGGGACGCCGGGTCGATCGGGTTCTCCGTGCCAGTCGTCCAGGAGGGCGTCAAGCGATCGGAATTGTTTGTAGAGCCATCTGCCGAAGCCTGCTAGGGCGCCGATGATGGAGATGATGGTGAGAACCAGTCCTGCTTCTAGATGGGGCATTACTTAAACACTTCCGTGAACGTGTTTCGGGATTTCGGGGAGTCGAACATCATTAGCCCTCTTCTCCACTTGTTACGGAGTATCTGCATGATCCGGTCATTGGTCTTGACATAGATGTCACCCTCTCGCATTGACTTGTGGTCAATACAGTATATAACTTCCCTCTTGGGCCTGTATGCCTGGACGGTGACCATGGGTAGGTCCATCCACACAGAGAAGCACCCGTTTTTCGTCCGAACCGTACAATAGTACTCGGCTCGACCAGATTTCTTTCCGATGAAGTCGTCGGTATTGTCCTTGAACTGGTTATCGATCGCATAGGACGCGTACTCCTCATCCGTGTCCATGACGAACTTGCCGAACCGTGTGCGTGCGACGTCGTTCCTGAACTGCGTGTCGTCCGCAAAGTGGCAGACGATGAATCCGTTGCCCGCTCTAACGAACTCACTGGTGGGCCAGATACCCCACTTGAGCATGTACGGGTTCATGATACTGGCTGAGTTGGACAGCATGAAGACCGTGGTCTTGTCCTTGTACCTGTCGACGGTCAGGTAAAAGTTGTTGAATACCCGTACTTCATCATCCAGGTACCTGATCTGCGGGTTCTCGATAATGAACTCATCAAAGATCACCGTGGTGACAAAGGGGTAGGCCACTGACTTCTGTGCCTGGGAGATTGACAAGGTGCAGAAGTAGCCGATGGTCTGCCATTTCTCCTCCTTACCACCACCAGCAAGTCGCATGACAGCGTCATTCCCGTGCACCGCGAACTCGTATCCGGGGAACTCGTGGGCGATGTCATCGAAGAAAGTGAAGCGACCTTTCTGCTCTACTCTGTGACGGCGAAGATAGATGAACTGTTCACCTTTCTTTATCGCATTTGAGATGGCAATCTTTTTCGCACCATAAGTCTTACCGGTACCACGCGACCCGACAACCATCAGGTACCTGGCCCCATAGGAGCGGATACGACTGAAGTCGTAGTAGTGAGAAATTCCTGCCATAATATCCTCCTAGTTAATGTGCCTGCGCACCGTCCACCATGCGGCGCCAGCAAGCATCCCGATTGAATTGATGTGAGGTCCCCGCCGGGGACCGCCATGACCAATAGTATGCGCACCGTCACCCATATACATCTCCACGTGATCCGTGTTCGGGTACGGATCATCCCAGGATATGACAATCAAATCCGCTGCCTTCATCGCCGCGATCTGGGCCGACGACGGCATCCCAGAACCACGAGCCACCTGAGTGCCCCGGAAATACATGTCGCCCGTCCAAGTGCCGGGATTAATACCGCACACGTCCATATACGCCCTGTAGCACGTCGAACTACAGTCACCGAAACCACTACTGTCCGGGTTCAACCGCCCCGGCGCCTGAAGGTAGGCGAACTTGTACTGCCGGTCCGTCATCCACTTCACGACTGCGGCCCGCTTAGCATCAGCACCACCCCCACCGGGAGTACCGCCACCACCACCACCACCGACGTTCCCCGGCGTCGGGGCGCTACCCCCGTTGGAGATCTTGTTCGGGGCAGTCATCCACACGCGAGAGTTCGGCGTCGGGTACCCCGTCACCCACCCCGACGTCGTCTTCAGGTGCAGCATGCCGGAACCGTCAGTCCAGGCGGACTGCAACGAACCGGCGTTGGAGCCGCCATTGGTTGCGCCACCAGAACCACCGTTACCAGGGTTCTGTTTCCCGGGAGTGCCTGGGGTGGAGACGCCGGACGTGTTCCCGCTCTTAATGATGCTGTAGGCCTGGTTATAGCGGTTCGGATACTTGCCCAGCACACCATCATTCAGGCAGGCGTGGTGCACCCCATCCAGGGAGGCGTTACCACCGCACCGGTTCATCACACGCAGCGCGTACCGCGGCCCCTGATGGTACATGACGCAGAAGTAAATGAACGTGTCGGTGTTCTGCTCGGGATTGCACCCCACGTTCAGGGCCGGCTGCTTGTAGGCCTCAAGGTCTGTTACCAGTTGCTCATCCTGGATGTGTGCCCCGGCCCGAAGGAGAGGGAGAAGAGAATTCCCTTCGAGCCGGGACAGCCACCTGTCCGTCCACCAGTCGTTGTCGGCGTGGGCCGCGAGATCAGTGCGCAGCGACGCTTCCACGCCGGCATACTCCGTGGGGTGGGCGGCGCCCATTTTCTTGATAATGGCCGAGGCGCGCGGTCCATACCACTGGGCGATACCAACGGTAATCGGATCGTTGTAGTTGATCGAGTCATATCGCATCGAGGACTCAACAGTCCCAATCGCCTTGATCGCAACTTTCTTGTGCTGATCATCCCAAGCCATTATCTGTGCTCCATCAGAAGATTCGGTAGGTGAAGTTCACGTTGAACGTCATGTTCTCGGGCAACTCAGCGCCCGTGACCAAGGTGGCGTCGGGCTTCACGTAGATCGGGTAGATCTGACGGTCACCACCCCACATGAGCCCCGTCGTGTTCCCGTAGGGGAACGCCCATCCCGGTAACTCACTGAGCACCGTATCCGCGGGCGGCTTGTTGGGGCCGGTACGGAACGTGCCCTGGATATTCACCATGTCGCTACGCAGCGTACAGTTCAGGAAGTTGTACTCATTGTGAACGTACTCGTGTGACAGCGGACCAAGGTTCACTGAACTCCGCAAGCGATATGACGTACCACCGCTCATCCACTTGGCGAAACGGTAGGCGCAGTCTATGTACCCGTTGTCGGACAGTTCAACCGTGTTGAATGAGCCGTCTTTGTTGTAGAACTTCCACTCCACCTCATCCAGGTTGTGGTACCAGGTCATAGAACCTTCACACACGTCCACTGGCTGCAAATTCATCTCAGCGATGCGTGACCATACGGACCGCCCCTTGTTGATGTCATTGTTGATTTGAGAGGTGTTGAAAAGGACGGGAAGAATCTTGACCTTCGCGTTCGGGAAGTACTGGTTAACCGTACCTATGAACTCCGCAATGGGCTCACGAATCGAGTACCTTTCGTTAATGTCGTAGATGCAGTCCAGTACAAGAATATGCTTCACCTTAGGAAGCATCGCCTGATGCAACTTAGATCGTGCTGTGAGCAACTGGGTGTTGAACGAGTTGGAGTTCTTCGATGTGAAGCCACCACCTTCCATCGCATAGTTGTACATAAACGTGTAACCCATCCACGCCTTAACCCACCTGAGCCACTCCCTGTCGCCGGTAGCATTAGTGCCACCAACAACAATCGCACCACTAATCTTTTTGTCCAAAACATAGCGATCATCGGCCTCAAGCCGCGTGTAGTACTCGCGCTGAAGTCGCCCGTTGATTCCGTTATAGAAATCAAGGGCCTTGGCGTCGGTCTTGTCAGACTTTTGCTTCGTGGGAAGGAGCAACTTGCTGCCGTCCTTCATCTCAGCCTCAACGAAGTCACCATTCTCCTTGGGGATGAAAGCGACCTTGATCAGGGTTGCAGTGAAGTCAGCAATAATCTTGTCAGCCTCAGCACGCTTAACATCCAGGTAGGCCTTCGAGTCGTTGTCATACTTGACAAGATCATCGATGGTCTTCTGTGCGTCCTTCTGCCACTTATCAGCAGACTCATTAACCTTTTTCACCATCCCGTTAACGTCCTCCCCGAAAGAGTTCGCGTAACGGATAGTGTCGATAACGGCTGTCCGAATTCGCTCAAGAATCTCCAGGACAGTGAGCCCGTTATTGTAGGTGAATGGTGTCGCGTAAGGGGTTGTGCTCGGCTGCAAATGGTAAAGGGCCGAGTCAATCATCTGAATTCTGGGGTCATTCTCAGTACCCATAGTAATCCAATCCAATCATGTTCACGGGCGGTGTCCAGACATACATAAACAGTGGCTCCAACTGAGCAATCACCATCATGTCAATATTGATAATAGCATCACGATGCGCCTCAATAAGAGACGCCATAGACCCCGAGAAGCCCTCCTGGCTCGCCGTCCCGGACGACTCCGACGTCGTCGACGCCGACTGTCGCCCCGAAGAGTCCTGCTTCGATCTGACACCCGTCTCCGCATTCGAGTCCGAGGCGCTGGTGGCGTAGTCGCCATTGCCCGACAGACGGACCTGGGGCGTGTCCGACTGGACGGCACGAGACCTGGCCGTCGTGTCCGACGACGACGTGCCCGACTCGCTCGAGTCCGTGGAGGAGGTGCCCTTGCCACTGCCCGTACTCTTCGAGGTGGTCCGCATCGTCAGGTACGGGTCACGCTTGGTCAGTTCCGCTTCGTAGAACTGGTTGTAGTAGGGCATGATCTCGTTCATCTTCACTTCCAACTGGAAGAGGAACTGGTCAATGGTCTCGTGCCCGATCTCGTTGTACCAGAAATGTTTCTTGATTTTCTTGTTCAACGTCTCCCTGTAACCATCCATAAAAACCGGGTAGTGTGAGAGGGCTTCATCAATCAGTTTCTCAGGAATCTTCCTGAGTTCCACGGTGTAGTTACTCATTAGGGCCTCCTAGATCAGTCGAGTTAGTGGACTCAGCGGTAGCGAAGGGATTACCCAGAGCCATCGGATTAAGTGCCTGCATGTCAGTGGTCCCGGCCGAGTCGTCCAGGTTCCACGTCACGTCGACATTCAGCCCGTACTTGGCGTTGATCCACTCGCACGCGTATTCACGGGCCTGAAGGTTCACAGCACGCATCGCGAGCACCTGACCCGAGGAGCCCGAGGCTTCCTCGACAACCATCCGCTCACGCTTGGAGGAGTTCACGTTCATGATCCCCAGGAGGGTCAGCGCTTCATTCCAGACACGGACCTTGGCGTCCATGACGTGCGGAAGATAGTCCTTGTCGATACCGGTTGACAGGTTGCCAATCTTGTCGGCGAGAGTCCCGATACCCGTGGAGGAGGACACCTCAGCGATCGCCGGGCGACCTTCAGCCAGTTGCTTATAAGCATCCAGAACGCTCTTGCGCTCGTTGGTGTCGGCGGTCAGCAGGATTGGGACACGCATGTGGATGAGATCGATCTCCGTGGTCGTGTCGATCTCAGCCAGTCGTCTGGAGTACACCGAGATAATATCAGTGTCACCAGTGCGTAGATAGTTATTCCAAATGGGAACACAGTCATCGCCTCTCAGCGTCTTATTCACCATCGTGTTCCCGTACACGATAAACTCGGTCGGGTTGTTGTACATGTTCGGGGTACCGAACCCAGCACCCCTGAGCGCGAAATACCGGTTGTACTCCACGTCCCAGTAGAAGACCGCAAGCCCCTGAGAGAACAACGTCATCTCCAGGTAGCGCGAGTCAATCTCCTCCGGCAGTCCTGTCCAGTGGTAACGGTTCATACACATCTCGGAGAGAACGCGCATACATCCGAGTGAGGATATCTCCCCGCATCTCTCCAGGATCACGAACCATCTCCCTGAGGAAAGGAGCGTAGATCGCCTCTCCAACAAAATCAGGTCGTCCCATTACTGTTCCCTTTCCCAGTTGATAGGTGCATTGTCCATTGCAAGAACATCGACCGTCTCACGATTCTGCGGTGGCGAGTGCCAGACGGTGACGCCTTTTTCAAGAATACCCCGAAGAGTCTCGATGTAGATCTGCGGGACAGAGGAGGACATGATGCGGACGTTTTGACACTTCCAGTAGGTGAACCGGCTCATACAGCGCAGGCGTTCAGGCAACTGTCTCATGAACGTATTCACAGCATATCCATATCTCTCCCAGAACATTCCCTGCTTGAGAATGACGTCAGGGGAAACCATACGCAGGCGTGTCTGAATAACAGCACCATTGATCAACCAGTTGAACGCGTCCCCGCCGGTAGCACCGGAAACCGTGGGCGGTGTCACCTCAGCGTCCTTGACTGATGCGTTAATAGCGGCGATCGACTGCTGGTAGTCACCCTGAGCGGCCCACTTGGCCAGGTCCCGGTTGGCGGTGGCGTTCGCCCCGTTCAGCAAGTTCTGTTCCGCCTGATTGGCGCGCATCAGGTTAGCGTTAATGGTGTTGTTCATGTTCCGGGCATTAATGTCGATGCCGGTATTGATGTCGCTCGACACCTGCCCCATGAAGTAGTTCCCGAGACCGCCGAAGGCGCCGGTCAGGTTCCCGGACAGGGCACTACCTACCGCGCCACCGATCCCGGACACCGCACGGTTGGCGGAGGCCACTTGCTGGTGTGCCATTTGCGCGGTGTTCGCCGTCGCCGTGTGCAGGTTGTTGGCACCAATGTTGTTCTCGTTCATAGCGCTCGATGTACGGATGCCACGCATCGCAGCGTCATATGAGGTGTCAGCAGCACGCGATGCCTTGTCCCTGCCCCATGACGCGGCCGACCTGGACTGTGCGATCGAGTTCGCGTGAGAGGCGTACCAAATGGAACTTTGGTCGTTGACGACAGGAACGTGTGGGAAGTTATCGATAACCAGAGAATCGTCCAGGTACTCCATGTCACCCTTCCACAGCCCGTTCTTGTATGTTGAGTTAAGGCCGTAGATGTAGCCGACAATTCGTGGAGAGGGAGGGAGGATGTGAGTCTCCAGTCGCAACCCGATATTGTTATGGTACATCAGTTGCTCGGGCGCAATAGTGATTGTCTGCCCATTATTAGCGCTCACCTCGTAGTAGCAGTATGGTGAGGTGAAGAACTTCCCGAACCTGTGTAGTAGACCCAGGTGGCGCTCAGAGATGTTGTTATTGCGGTTCCTGAACCAGTCGACATGTTCTAGGGGTGTAATACCATCCGCAACGATGATCGTCTTATTGGTGTACACCTTGTTGATCTTTTGCAGACCAGCCTGTCCAACCCTGCCTTGGGCCGGTGTAACGGACACGTTCGGCTTGGGAACATAGTAGATGTCCATGATTCCCTGAGAGGCCCATGGCGCATTACTGAGTGCGTTCATAACGGCCGGGAGCTTCTCGAACGGGCACATGTAGATATTGGCGCCGCTGACAACGCGCCCACCGTCGCGCCCCTTGGTGGCAGTGTCGTCACCAACACCATAAGGGATGTTTGCTCCATAAGCGGAGGAGATCGTGGGGTTTCCTGTAGTGCCGAGGTCGCCTTCCAGGTTGATTGTGGAGACAATGATGGCGCTGAAGTCATAGCGATTGGAGAACTTACCCTCAGCATCGTTAATGGAGGCCAACCATGAGCGATAGATAGCATGCTTCTCACCGAGGGAGAATCCTTCGATCTCCTTGAGGTAGTTGCGAGCAAAGAAGGGCCACCTAGCACTACGCTCAAACTTGCTTGACTTGTATTTCTTGTCAAACCATTCCCACATATGTGAACGCTCGACAAACGCGTCACCAAACTTCACAAGATGGTGATAGGTTGTCCACACGTCCAGCATGACGGTGAGTTGAGTGGTCTCAGGTGCAATGTAGTCAACCGACTGAATGAAGTAGAAGAAAGTGGTGGCCCTGTTCTTCTGCTGGATCGGGAACGCGTTATTGCGAACGATCAGGTAGTTGAACGTGTTCGCCTCACTGAACGGGATGTTGATACGAACCGGCAAACCCTGACCACAGTAGGTCATGTTCTTGATCGTGATCGTGGGCAGGTGCTTCACGTCGTTGTAGGACATGATGTAGTCGATCGCACGCTCAGGTGTATTCCACCAGTACACGTCCCTGTACATCGAATCCCAGGGAACATTACACAGAGTTACCTCAGTGCCAGGACCCCACACCGAGTAGTCGAACTGCGTGCCGAAAACACTCTTATCCGGCAGAGAATCAATAGTTGGCATTACTCCTCCAAACACTGACGGGCACCATCTTTTGGATGATGCCCGTCAGTATATATGAGATATCAGGCTGCTGCCAGCGCCTTAGCGTCGGCAACAATATTCACCTTGGCAGAAGCCGTCTTAATGGCCCACTTACCAGTGCCGGGAACAATCCAGGAGACCTTGACAGTAACAGTCAACGGCGTGCCCGTCTCGTTCGGGGAAATAACCAGAAGCCCGTCATTGTCAATACGGGTACCAGTATCCTTATTCCCCTCAACAGCCCACTGCTCAGTGAACTCGATGTCCTCGGTCTTCGCGTCCAGACCAGACATGACCGCTTCCATCTGGAACTGGCCGCCCTTGATGGCACGAATAGTCGTCCCATCAATGTTCCGAACATCCGTCTCATCCGGGGTAATAACGGCCTGAACCTTGGATACGCCAGTACCTGAGGGGATCGTGATAGTCTCACGAGCCGTGTCGGGTGCCGTAGAGAACTTAATGATCGGAGCGAACGGGGACGCTGAGATGATCTCCCAGTGGTGGAGGAAGAAATTAGTCTGCCGGGAGACCGGGTTGAACTCACTGGTGGTCTCAAGGGACGTGTCCGCGATGACGAAGAAATCCTTCGTCGTCAGGAACGCCTGAACCCCGTCCATAGCGATGTCCTCCTGCCGAATCTCAACGATCCGGGAGGGGACCTTACCGTACTCAAGGTTGAACATGGGTGCCAGAGCGTTAACGTCCAGCCCCGAATTCACCTCAGGGGTAACGAAGAGAACCAGGTCCTCAGGGCGGGTGACGATCGGCATCTTCGCCCCGTTGAAACGGGTCGACAGGAAGTTCAGGTTACTGGCCGTAGCGCGAATCTTACGCAGAAGATTCTTCGCGTCGGTCTCGGTCGAGTTCATCGCCGCGACGTCGGAGACGTTGACGTTGAACATGGGGTACTTGTTGTCCATGACCCGGAAGAGGGCCGTGGTCAACAGGTACTCATCCCAGTTGTCCGACGTCGTGGGTGCGGCCATGATCTGCTGCGTCAACTGGTCCAGGCCCGACGGGTCCAGGAAGGCACGCCGCAGCGTGTTCTCATCCACCGTCACCTTGTAGAAGTCCTCACGGTCAACCGTGTGGAAGGCCGTAGCAACATCGATGTCGGCGCGACCGAAGATATCCCGCTCCAGGTACTCACGGTCGTGACTGTAGTGAGAGGCCTTAACGATGCCGGTCTGAATCTCCTCAATCGTGTCACCCATGGACAGGACGCCACGCTTGAACTCGCTGAGCGGGTTGTACCAGATAGCGTTGCGCGCGTAAACGAGACCGATGCGGTTGATCAGTGACTCGATGAACTCGTTCTTATGGGCTCGGAAGGAGAAGATCGCGTCGGCTACGTCAGCAACATTCCCCTTCGTGGCCGCAGGAATGCGCTTGTGGTAGTCAAGCGAGGCATCGTTGCGGACTGCGTTCAGAATGGATACGTTGTCCGCGTTGCGGACCTTGCCATAATACTTCTTAGGCATTACTTCTTCTCCTCATCAGGCGAACTGGAAGTGGAAATCAGGTCATCGAAGGTAACGCCTTCGTAGTCGGCCGCCCCGTCCTCACCAGGAAGGGAGCCAGCCGCATCACTCGGGTCGCTCCCCGGCTGGGCCATGAGCAGGTCATAGTTCTTGGACTTGAGATCAGAGATGCTCTTCTCCTTGTCCTCAAGCATCTTGTTGAGTTCAGTCATCTTCGAGTCGAAACCACCAGCGTAATCGGTGACATTACCCCAAAGACCCTTCAGGTTATCGAGAGTCTCTGAGTGATCCGCACCCAGAATCTCCCCCAAACCGTCAAGCGCACCGGAGAACTTCTCTCCGATGTCATCCATGAATCCCATCATTCCTCCCTTTCCGTGCACAAAAGATATGGTGGGTAGTTACCTACCCACCATATCACTGCGGAGAGACACCCGGCAGTGCCAGGAATTGCTAGATCGTAGCCGTAACCGAGGGGTTTCAGCCCGTAGCGTCCCGGTCAGGCGCCAGCACTCGCCTTGGCATCCTCCACGAACTTGGTAACCGCCTCAGTCAGAATCTCAGGGACCTCACGGCGGAGAGTCCAGTGGATGTCCTCCAGGTCCTTTGCGGTCTTCTCGGTGACAGTCACGGTGATGTTCTTGTATCCGGCCTTAGAGCGTGCCATTTCAATTCTCCTTACTTGAGAGTGAATGTTGTGTTCGCGAGAACCGTTCCTCCTGGTACCCGCTTGGGTATTAACTTACCACCCCACGTACGTGGATGCAACATGTCCTCAAGACGAACTCTGGCAGCAATCTCATGGGGAAGACCGGCAATGTGAACGTCGTCATAGTCACCGAACCTCTCGCAGTACTGTTTGGCTCGAAGGAACACCGCTTCATCGAACGGTTGTCCGTCATGCTCCACCTTCCAGGCACCGAGTTCAGTGGGGT